AGTTTCGGAGTTATGTGAGGCATCCCGGCCCGATTGGACATCTTTAGATGAGCATTTAAGCCAGCGTTTTTCGTGGGCTTCAGATGGAGCAGCCCCAGGTTATAAGCTTGACTACGCCGGTGACCGAGAGCGGATAACCAAGAAGGTGGCCATGTATGGGCTCAATCCAGACGGGCTTTGGACTCTAGTCCAACAGACTTATAATACGGTCGTACTACACTCGCGGGCCGCTATGAAATACGAGCCTGGTAAGAATCGGGTTATTTGGAACACGTCAGTTGAGCACTACGTCCTTTGTGATTATATACTTGCCCCGGTAGAAGGAGGTAGTGATGCTCTCCCTTGGTATGCATCCGGACACAGTGCCAAAGGCAGACTCTTTCACGATGGACGCCGCCTCGCAGCCCTTCTCGACAGGATTAACATGATGTGGGATTTTTCAGATTTTAACATCACGCATCTGCCACCCGACCAAGCCGAGTGTTGGCGAGCTATCGCACGCTGGGCCAAAGCCCACCCCGAGCTTATTGCTCAACCTCTCGAATTTTTCCGAGTAGCCGAGTGGATAGCGAGGAGTCATGAAGCCTTGTTCATGGACGTACCTGATGAATTACTAGTGGGTGTACAACGGTCTATGATGTCAGGGGTTCGGGCAACTAGTTATCTAAACACCATTCTCAATCGTGCCTATTGCTTAACTATCGACCAAATAGCGACAACTTTCTTGGGCCGTCCTCTTTTGCGCCAGCCTTCGTATCACGCCGGTGATGACGTGTGGGTTTCTTTCACCTCGTATTCCGACGCAGTTTACTACGCTGGTTTGATGAACGTCTGTGGTTTTGCCGGAGCCACGAATAAAATCATGCTTAATTTTGAATCATCTGGTGAATTTCTGCGCCGAATGTACTTCATTAGAGGCGGTACTCTAACCGTTTCTGGCTATCCGCTTCGTGCCTTGGTTGGTTTGTCCAGTGGCGAGTACTTTAAAGATAGTGTTATCGATCCCAACGCTAGAGCCGCTGCCTACTATACCCAGATCCTCAAAGTACGCCAGCGCGGTTTTGATCTCTCGGGGACATCATTGTTTCTGCGCTTAATGCGGAGGAACGCTTCGCTGGTACATACGCGACCCGACGGGACCAAAGAGCGTTTAACGGCTGATCTAGACGTTGCCCTGTCCCCCACTCTGAACCGCGGCGCGCTTTCCACTAACTGGAGAATCTTTGAGACTCTCTTTGATATTACGGGGTCACGACAACCATCAATGATAATTCCGGGAGCACCCTATCCGGTATTGCAGACCTCTACTCGACCATTTCAGCGGCTGCTAGCACGCGTGCGCAACTCGACTCTAGATTATCGGACAGCTAGTAGGCTACCCATCCCACAGGCTGACATGGTTAGGAAAGTTGACGAAGCCTTGGTCAGCTCGA